AAATACACAGAAGCCTAAGCCACGGTCATGGTTAAGATTTCATCCTGATAAAAATCCGGATTGTAGAGATATTGCTACCGAAAAATTTAAGGAATTAACAAATACCTGTGAAAAATATACTCCAGTAAAAGAACATCCTGAAGAAAAAGTATCAGTCGTACAAGAAGTATCAGCAATAAAAGCAATACAATCTGGTTCTGGTAAAAAAACAAAACGAAGAAGAAATAAACGTAGACTAACAAAACGTCGTAAAACAAAACGTTCAAAAAGTAACAAGTAATAGAATAAAGTAGTTTCGTGTAAAGTATTGTATTTGCATAATTTATAAGTAAATATAATACATAATGAAATTGGAATCCGATTTAGCAAAAGAATTATTTAATAAGGTAATTATTCCACTTCAAACTAAAAATAAAGAAAAAGAAATAACAGTACAAAATGAATATAAACAAACCCAAGAACAATTACAAGAAGCACGTAACGAACAAAAAAAATTAGATGAATTGCGGAATCAGGGAGTTAATGCTATTGCTGCTGAAAAGGCAAATAGGTTGGAAGCAGAGCGTTTGGCAAAAGAAGAAGCAGAGCGTGTGGCAAGAGAAGAAGCAGAGCGTGTGGCAAAAGAAGAAGCTGAGCGTGTGGCAAAAGAAGAAGCTGACCGTTTGGCAAAAGAAGAAGCAGAATCAGCACGTTTGGCAAAAGAAGAAGCCGTAATAACAAACATAGACCAAGCTACTGTTGATGATAATATTCCTCCAGCTGTTTCAAAAGAAAATATAAATTTTAATCTACAAGGACAAACACCACCTAAACCACCTATTATAGACACCTGTAAGGCGAACGAACGTGATATAATTCCAAGTGAAGATTGTAACCCAAATACACAGAAAGCTAAACCACGGTCTTGGTTAAGATTTCATCCTGATAAAAATCCGGATTGTAAAGACATTGCCACCGAAAAATTTAAGAAATTAACGACTGTATGTGAAAAATATACTCCATCATCAACTACATCAGAACCCACCAATGTACCAACTACGTCTAAGACATCTGATGTACCAACTACATCTGAAACCTCTGATGTACCAACTACATCTGAACCTTCTGGTACCGCCATTTCAACCGATATGTTAGCGTTACCCGCATCTGAACCCATTGACGTACCAATTATGTCTGAACCCACTGATGTACCACCTTCAACTGAACCAATATCTACAGAGTTAGATGAATCAATCTTGGAATCACCTATTCAAAATAAATTTGATGTAAATCCATTGATTGAAACATTAAGAACAACATTGAATAAAGATATGTCTCGTAAGACTGTGCCATCACAAGAACCAACGACAATAGTACCAGAAACAATTGTACCTGAAATAGTGTCATCACAAGAACCAGTACTCAAGTTTAACGTCAACCAATTAATAGATACATTAAATCAATCCTTAGCTACATCAGTGCCAGTAGTAGAACAAAAAGTAAGTGTTGGTTCACCCCCAAAACCCATAGACCAACAAAACAATGAAACCGAAGAAATGTATATGTCAAATTTAGACAAAGTATTAAAAGAAGAAAAGAAAAAACAACGTGAAAATGCTACTTCATTACTAACCCCATCCCCCGTACCAACATCAGTACCCACCCCAACATCAGTACCCACCCCAACATCAGTACCAACCCCAACACCAGTACCAACACCAACACCAACATCAGTACCAACACCAATGCCAATGCCAGTACCAACACCAATGCCAGAGCCAGTATCCGCAACTACAGAATCATTTGATTGGATGGGTAAATTAGACTGGTTAAAACAATCAGTCGGTCTATTAATCGGTTCATTAAGTAATATGTTTACTTTCAAACCAGCTGAAGACAATGACCCGTATAAATTATCCCCCGAGAGAGAAAACGAAGGATATATTTACATAGGTAAAATGTATATGAAAGAAGAAGATGGGACTTCCTCGCCATCAAAACAAGTAAAATATGTAAATTATCATCCAGAAAAGAAAGACTTTTATATAGATGAACGAACAGAAGTCGTAAATTAAATATATAGCCGACAAAAAAGTTAAATATAAATTGATATTTCATGTAATCATAAAAATGTCAATTCAATATGTCATTGCGAATATAGAAATACCAATAAAAATACATAATAATATGTCCGAGCCTTTACCTGAATACATGAAAATAAACATAACAGAATGTAAGGAATTGCCTGAAAAAACAACGAATAGTGCGATGCAGATGGATTTCACCGAACAAATACTTAAAGTGGTTTCATCAAATAAATCAGAAGAACCAGTAGAATCAGATATAGTACAAAATACTATATCAAAAGAAGCGCTTGATAAAAAGAAGCAAAGAAAACACGCTCATAATATCACATTCCGTAACAATATATTGTCACATAGACGAACCCAAAAACAGTATTCTAATTCATAACATTTGGACGTTGTCCCTTCTCAACAATCAAAGGTTCGGGAATCATGGTAAGAAGGCGGTCACTAACATTAAGAGAATGTAAATCATGAATCCCTGGTTTGACAGAAGGTTTGGGTTTAACCATATTGCTTGTTCCTATGCCAAACAATTGCGATTCAATATCAAATGGATTACTGGATAAATTCATTGGTGCGATTCGTCCTTGTAGTAATCCATTTCCAGCAAAATGAGTAGTTGTAGGATTTCCAAAATTACTTTTATTACATGTTAAATAGTTGCATAATCCAGAGTTAGCATTTTGTTCTAAGCGATAATCTCCTTCGTTATTTTTACTACGAGTAGAAGCCATTATAGGTGTATATAATAATGTATATTTTATATACACCAAAAAATTATTTATAAATTTTTGCGTACAATTGTTTATAAACATCAGTTTGTAACAATTCTTCAGTAGAAATACCAGACAATATTTTAATTAACAATTTATGGAATAAGTCTAAATAATCATAACCAAGCATAATAGTAAGTCCTATATTCAGGTCTGTAGAAAACATAAATGATGCGGTTTTCTCATATAAGTTGATAACTTCGGGTATTGTGTTTGTAATTTTCAAAATATAGTCCATAGTAATATTAGCAGCCTCTAAATCATAAGATTGTTCGTCCTTAGTTATCTCATCTAAATTCATTTCAGATATATCGGGATAATTTGTAGGATTCATTTTAAATAATTTGCGTAAACAATTACGGTATTCGGTATCATTTGAATATTCAATTGTGAATTGAATCGGATACGAATATTCCATTTTCATTACTAAATATAATGTATAATGTATAATGTTTATGTTAGTTTTCAATAAATATTATACAGATGCGAAAAATTCCCAGTCCAGGTCTGCACATACCTTTTTCCAAATCATATCTTGTTCTAATTGTTTTTCTCTATCTTTCATCATGGGTATATAGGGTAAATACTGCGTTTGGTCCAACAATACACATAACTGATGAAGAGTGTACGTGTAGTTAAAAAAGTTGGTTCGGTTAGCAGGACAATGTACCGCCCATGGCTTTTGAATCTCAATGAATAATACACATAACGTCTCATGTAATTCTTCATTCATTACTGGGGGTTTAATTCCAAATAAGGAGTTAATGTATTGAATATGTTCGAAATACTTGTTTAATCCAAGCTTACGTAATAATTCACGCATCTTATCATAATTCAATTCGGACATATCAGTAATGCGTTCCTTTTTAATACGGGCTTTAATTGAATCGATTACTTCCTCCGGTATTAGCGTAGTCTCTTTAGCTTGGAACTGTGACAGAATTTCTTTAAAATGATTAAGACGAATATACGCCGTGTAAGAAACTTCATTTGGTGGGTCTTTGTTATTCGGTTTAGAACTATCTATAATATAGGTTATGAATTTGCCACATTTATCGTTATTACATATAAGTATTCCTTCTTCGTCTTGAGGTATCATTTCGCCAGAATTACAAAACTCACATGTATCAGATTCTACATAATAATCGTGTGAATTAGTAAACTCATTTGTCACATTTCTCCAATATTGCTGCGTATTCATTTTCGATTGTGTATATTTGTTAATTGTTCCATCATTACTATTCTCAGTTGGCTTTATTTTGAAAAAAAAATTTAAAGCATAAGTACTACCCGATTCATCCATACTTGTTGATATTTGCTGTTTTTGTTCGAAATAATCAAAAATAAATCGGGAATTATCAAGCAAATATTTTTTCCTCTCTTGTTTGAGAGTTTTCATCTTCTGTTGAATTTCTTTAATTTTGTCTTTCATGTTCATATATTCGTCAACTTGACCGGTTCGTAAAGTTTTGATGGCGTCTTTTAGTTCGTCCTTTTCTCTCTGTAATTGGGGTATAGTTTCATTCTCTATCTTATCATAATATGCTGTTAACTCGGAGTGTTTTTCATCTATTGTATGTATAGTTTTCATTTGTTTGAGTTGTTTTTTTTTAGACTCACCTTTCATTAACTGAGATGAAATACTTTATAATGGTGTTTTTATGTTAGTTTTTACACCTTTGAATATATTCGTACAAAAAAATAATAATTCAACATGATGAGTATTCAAATATATCTTATACACATTTGAAGATTTATACCAGCGAAGATTTAAAACCGCACCCCTAGGGGGTGCTTGGTTTCAAATCGTTACTGGTATCTTACTTGAAGTTTGAATCCGCTGTGCGGATTTAAATCTTCAAGGGTGTAAAATGGGACAAAACCCCATAAAAATACATTACAAGTTTAGGTCTTTTCATACCTTGTGTATATTTTGGTTATAAGCACCGGTATGTGTCATAATATTTCTTAGTAACAGAGTTATTATGTAGTGGCTTGATAATAGGTAAAGTATGGTTATGTTTGTGTATGACAATATACTGTGTTTTTGAAAAATAACAATCACTACAATGTGTAGAAAACCATAAGGTAGCTAATGCATATGCTGCGATAATATAATAAATCATATTTTGAAAGTTGTGTGTATTATCCAACATATAATGTAAACAATCAATTTTTAGCACCACATACATTTTTTCATTTTTGTAGCACAATCAAGACATATTCGGGGTGCTAAATACAAATACCCAAAAGGATTACATACGTGGTCTGGATTACTATATCCATTAATTTTCTTTTTTTTACATTTTTTACATGTATATCTTGCTGGAGATAGCGGAAATTCTTTTTCGTGAAGTTTATGCTCTTGACATATAAATTCGTGTTTTGTGGGTTCCATATATTGTTCGGACATATTAGTATACATTATCAAGTGAAAAATTCGTAAATATCAGAAGAATATGGTATTTATAAAATGTATAATGAATACTAAAAATAGCGAAACAACTTTAATAGATTTGCCTCAAAATATAAAAATAGAAAAGCCTGTATTTCAAAAAATGATGTTTTTAACAAATGCTTTAGAAGAAGGTTGGAGTATCCGTAAATCGAATGATTCTTATATTTTCACCAAAAAGCATGAAAATAAGCGGGAAATATTCCAAGAAGACTATTTAGAGAAATTTGTATTAACAAATAGCACAACTGTACTTGGTATAAGCAGCCAATTATAAGTCATATGTGTATACAAAAATATACATTACATTGTGAATATTTATCAAGTGATACAAATATATTTAGGATATTTACAACTGTAGTTAAAACATTACAATTGTAAATTAGTGGATGAACTATAAATTTACATTTTGTGGTTATTGCTAATAATTAGAGCAATTATTTACAATATTAGATAGATTTTAGCAATATTATTATTTTTTAATTGAATTAATTCGATTTTTTCCCAGATTTTTTTCTTTGTAGAATATATAAATTCCATACAATGGCTGGAGGTTTAATGCAATTAGTCGCCTACGGCGCACAAGACGTGTTCCTTACAGGAACCCCTGAGATTACTTTCTGGAAGGTGTCCTACAGACGCCACACCAACTTTGCCATGGAGTCCATCGAGCAGACCTTCTCCGGTCAAGCCGACTTCGGACGCCGTGTCACCTGTACCATCAGCCGCAACGGTGACCTTGCTTATCGCACCTATCTTCAGGTGACTCTCCCCGAGATCAACCAGAACATGAAGAACACTGGTAGTAATGGTGTTTCTGCCCGTTGGTTAGATTTCATCGGCGAGCAGCTCATCGCCCAAGTTGAGGTTGAGATTGGAGGTCAACGCATTGACCGTCAATACGGTGACTGGATGCACATCTGGAACCAACTTACCCTTTCCAAGGAGCAAGAGGCTGGTTACCACAAGATGATCGGTCACACCTCCCAGCTTACTTACATTGCCGCCGCTGGACGTGCCGATGTTGCTGGTCCCTGTGCCGCTTCATCTGCCCCTAACCAAGTGTGTGCTCCCCGCAACGCCCTTCCGGAGACCACTCTTTACGTGCCTCTTCAATTCTGGTTTTGCCGCAACCCCGGACTTGCTCTTCCTTTGATTGCCCTTCAATACCACGAGGTCAAGATCAACATTGACTTCCGTCCTATCGGTGAGTGCCTCTACGCTGTTAACCCTGCCGCAGCTGACGCAGCATCCGCTTCCGTCACCCAGGCTTACCAACAATCCCTTGTTGCCGCTTCTCTTTACGTTGACTATATCTTCCTTGATACCGATGAGCGCAGAAAGATGGCACAGAACCCCCACGAGTACCTCATCGAGCAGGTCCAGTTCACTGGTGACGAGTCCGTCGGTTCCTCCTCCAACAAGATCAAGCTCAACTTCAACCACCCATGTAAGGAGCTTATCTGGGTCGTCCAACCTGATGCCAACGTTGACTACTGTGATTCCTTGATTGCCGGTACCACCCTTCACGCCACCCACGGAGCCCAGCCTTTCAACTACACTGATGCCATTGACTCCCTTCCCAACGACATTGCCGCATATGGTGGTGTTGATGTTGCCGACATGACTACTGCCGGTGCTGCCAACGACACCGCTACCCAAGGTACCGGTAACATCCAAGGTCTGTCTGATGCCGGTTCTTTCGTCCTTGCCGAGACTGCCCTTGACATGCATTGCTGGGGTGAGAACCCTGTCGTCACCGCTAAGCTTCAGCTTAACGGACAGGACCGCTTCTCCGAGCGTGAGGGTTCCTACTTCGATACCGTCCAGCCTTTCCAGCACCACACCCGTGCCCCCGACTCCGGTATCAACGTGTACTCCTTCGGTCTTCGCCCCGAGGAGCACCAGCCTTCTGGTTCCTGCAACTTCTCCAGAATTGACAACGCCGTCCTTCAGCTTGTCCTTTCTGCCGGTGCCGTCTCCGGTGTTGCCACTGCCAAGGTCCGTGTCTATGCTGTTAACTACAATGTTCTCCGTGTTATGTCCGGGATGGCGGGCGTGGCTTACAGTAATTAGTCATTAGGGAAATCTTAATGTGACATAATATTGTGACAATAAATAAAAGGGTTCGCCCATAAAACAAAATAAAAAATATAAACCTATTACACCGACTAAAAAGAAAAATGAGACAAAACAAAGAAATCAGTAATTATATATTATTTTTATGAAAAATATATAAAAATAACATACTAATACTATACATCAACGCATAATGGATAATGAAGATTTGATA